GAAAGTATTCCTAATGTATCCTCTTGGTTAACACAATTATTTGGTTATCTAAACTCTTTTAAATAAATTTAGGTTATGACGACTTTACAAAAACTTTCCACATACGGACCTGTATTCCAAGTTAAGGTATTAGGTGCCTTACTAACACAACGACAGTTCCTAATTAATATTATTGATTCACTTGATTCAGAGTATTTTGAATCGTCTGCTCATAAATGGGTTGTAGAGTACGTTCAAAAATACTTTGGAGAATATCACACTACACCTACAGTAGAGACAATGTCTATTGAGGTTAAGAAAATTGAAAATGAAGTATTAAGAATATCAATTGCTGAGGCGCTTAAAGAGGCATATAAAATGTCAGATCAATCTGATTTAGAATGGGTTGAATCTGAATTTAGTAATTTCTGCCGCAATCAACAAGTTAAAAAAGCAATCTTAAATTCAGTTCAGTTACTTGAAATGAATGATTTTGATAGCATTTTACAATTAATTGGTAAAGCAGTACGAGCAGGCGAGGATAAAACAGTAGGATTAGATTACAATTTAGATATTGAAGCTAGATATCGCGAGGATGATCGTAGCTGTATTCCGTTTCCTTGGCCTACATTTAATGAATTAACACAAGGTGGATATGGTAAGGGCGATTTAGTACTAGTATTTGGTAACCCAGGTGGCGGTAAATCATGGGCCGTAACGGCAATGGGTGCTTATGCAGCAGCATTAGGGTACAATGTGGTACACTACTCATTAGAGCTAGGCGAAGGGTACATTGGTAAACGCTACGATGCTATATTCTCTGGTATTGAGGTAGATAAATTACATTTACACCGTAAAGAGGTGGATGCAATAGTGGGTAAAGTAAAGGGTAAAGTAATCATTAAAGAATACCCACCTAAAAGAGCATCATTTGATACTATAGAGGCACATTTGCAGCAGTTAGAGCATCAAAATGATTTTAAACCCGATTTAATTATCATCGATTACCTAGATTATATGCGCACTAAGGGTAGAAAAGAACGTAAAGATGAAATTGATGATGTTTACGTAGCTGCTAAAGCATTTGGTAAAGAAAAGGGTATACCTATTGTATCTCCATCACAAGCAAATAGAACAGCGGCTAAATCCGACATTATTGAAGGTGATAATGCAGCTGGATCATATGATAAAATAATGATTGGGGATATAATTATATCCTTAGCCCGTAAACGTAAAGATAAAATTGAAGGTACAGGGCGCTTCCATATTATGAAAAACAGATATGGAGCTGATGGTATGACCTTTAAAGCAAAGATAAATACATCAAACGGATTTATTGAAGTAGATAGTGATCCACTTGATGATGACGATATAGAAACTAGTATTACTAATAAGAAACCAGTAAATGACTTTTCAAATGTTGATGTAGAAGAAAGGCAACTTCTTCAACAGAAATTTTTCAAACTCGAATCTTAGACGAAGTATATACTATATTTATAACTACACAATCAGTAATTTATGATAACGGTTAAACGATTCACGGCTGCATGGTGCGGTCCGTGCCGACAGCTTGCTCCTCTTTTTACAACACTGGAAAGTGAATTTCCAAATGTTGAATTTCAAACTATAGATGTAGACACATCTCGTGAGGAGGTACAGGAAAATTTCATTACTAGTGTGCCAACAGTTATATTCTTTAAAGATGGTGTTGCCAAACAACGTTTTTCAGGGGTACAACCAAAGTCTATGTATACTGATACTATTATTTCACTTAATTAAAAAACAAAACAAAAATGAACGTAGAACAGAGTATTCTGTCTGATATCACCGTTTACATGAAGTATGCGAAATTCAGACCAGAGTTAAACAGAAGAGAAACATGGGAGGAATTAGTAGATCGAAACAAAGAAATGCATTTAAAAAAATTCCCAAAATTAAAAGATGAAATTGAAGAAGCTTATAAATTCGTTTACGATAAGAAAGTATTACCATCAATGCGCTCTATGCAATTTGCAGGTAAGCCCGTTGACATCAATAATGCTCGTATATTTAATTGCTCTTATCTGCCTATTAATGACATCGCTGCCTTCAGCGAAATAATGTTCCTCCTCCTCTCTGGTTGTGGTGTTGGTTACTCTGTTCAAACACATCATATTGAGGAATTACCTGAGGTAAGAAAACCACTTAAATCAAAGCGTTACTTAGTAGGTGACAGCATTGAAGGATGGGCTGACGCCGTTAAGGTATTAATGAAATCTTATCTACGTGGTGGTCCATTACCATTATTTGATTTTAGAGATATTCGCCCTAAAGGTGCTCAATTAATCACTGTAGGTGGTAAAGCACCTGGTCCTGAACCACTTAAAATTGCCTTAGTACATGTTCAATCTATTCTAGATGGTAAAAAAGATGGTGAAAAATTAACATCATTAGAATGTCATGATATTATTTGTCATTTAGCTGATGCTGTATTATCAGGTGGTATTCGTCGTGCTGCCCTCATTGCATTATTCAATCTGAATGATGATGATATGTTAACGTGTAAGTTTGGAAATTGGTGGGAAAATAATCCACAACGTGGAAGAGCTAATAACACAGCTGTACTTATCAAATCTAAAATTGATAAAGATACTTTCCTTGATTTATGGAAGAAAATTGAATTAAGCAACTCCGGTGAGCCAGGATTTATCTTCTCAAATGATAAAGACGCTGGTACTAACCCATGTGCTGAAATTAACTTGAAACCAAATCAATTCTGTAATCTATGTGAGGTAAATGCCTCAACTATTGAATCACAAGAGGATTTAAATGCTAGAGTTAAAGCAGCATCATTCATCGGTACATTACAAGCATCATACACTGATTTCCATTATCTAAGAGATGTATGGAAGAAAACAACTGAAAAAGAAGCATTATTAGGTATTGGAATGACTGGTATTGCCTCAGGTGAGGTATTAAAATATAGCTTAAAAGAGGCAGCTAAAATTGCTGTTGAGGAAAATGCTCGTGTAGCCGAAATCCTTGATATTAATAAAGCAGCTCGTGTTACATGTGTTAAACCATCAGGTACTACCTCATTAGTATTAGGTACATCAAGTGGTATTCATGCTTGGCATGATGACTTCTATTTAAGACGTATTCGCATTGGTAAGAATGAGGCATTATATACTCACTTATCAATTCATCATCCTGAATTGTTAGAGGATGATTTCTTTAAACCAAACATCCAAGCCATTGTAACCATTCCTCAGCGTGCTCCAGAGGGATCAATTGTACGCCCTAAAGAAACAGCAATTGAATTACTTGAGCGTATTAAAAAATTCAATAAAGAATGGATTAAACCAGGGCATAGAAAAGGAAATAACATGCATAATGTATCAGCTACAGTAAACATTAAACAAGATGAATGGCCAACTGTAGGTGAGTGGTTATGGGAAAATAAAGAGTACTTTACCGCATTATCATTCCTACCTGAGGATTTAGGAACATATACTCAAGCTCCATTTGAAACTATTACAGAAGAGCAATTTAATGAGAGGATAGGCCATCTACATTCATTAGATTTATCTAAAGTAATTGAGTTTAGCGATGAAACAAACTTACAAGACCAAGCAGCGTGTGCAGGAGGTGCCTGTGAAGTTGCCTAAACAATATGTAGAAGGTATTCATTACTATATAGAGGAAGAGCGCGTGATATTCACTGCGCTCTTCCACATTCAAAGAGGACAATGTTGCGGAAATGGATGTAGACATTGCCCTTATGAGCCAAAACATACTAAAGGAAAGGTGGTAATGTCAGAAGAATTTAGTAAATTTAATAATACAAAAGAAAATGGATCCAAATAAATTACACGAGCGAATACTTGAAATACAGAAAAACATTGAAAATGTTCCTGAAACAGAACAAGCAGCAATGTTATCTGAATTACTTGATATTACCTCTAAAATTGAACAATCTCTTACTGAAATACAAATTGAAGATATTGATCTTGATGATTTAAATATAAATGAAGATGAAGAGTAAAATTCATGACATATTAATGATTGTAGGCTTATTAATATTAGCCTGTATATTATTTGGTTTACCACTCCAAATATTATGGAACCTATTAATGCCAGAATTATTTAGCTTACCTTACATTACGTTTTGGCAAGCATGTGGGTTACAATTAATGGCAGCACTATTATTCAAATCTAATATTAATATAGATAAAAAATAAATTAATATGTTTCAATCAACTAAGTTATTTGATGGATATAGTTGCGTATTCCGTCAATGGAAAGCAGAAGGGACACATTGTCGCTTTCTTCATGGTTATGGAGTATCATTTAGAGTATGGTTTGAGGGTGAATTAGACGAACGTAATTGGGTTTGGGATTTCGGAGGAATGAAACGTGCTAAAGGCACTATTGATGGTAAAAATCCTAAAGCCTGGATGGATTATATGTTTGATCATACAACACTTATTGCAGAAGATGATCCAGGAATAGGTGGATTTAAAACAATGGATCAATTAGGTATTATTCAACTTAGAATACTTCCAGCTGTTGGGGCAGAGCAGTTTGCAAAATATGTCTTTGAGAAATTGAACGTATTTGTTCAAGAGGAAACTAGCGGTAGAGTTAAAGTTGCGAGAGTAGAATTTATGGAACACTCTAAAAACACCGCTATATATGAACAAGAAAACTAAAAAAACTCAACGCAAAAAAATTATTGAACAAAATCCACCACTATATCTTAGTGAGGGACATTGGGAAGAGGCTATGTTAGAGCATAACAGCTACTGGGATGTGGATGTAATTGCTAAAGCAAATGCTCCTGTCTATAAGAAAATAGATAAGTGGGCTAAAAAGTATGCCGAAGCATCTTCTTGGTTAGGAAAATGGTATTGTCAAATTCAAATCGATAAATTAAGAAATAAATTAGTAAAATATAAATAATATGGACCCTTTATATCATTATATATTCTGGTATAACCCAGTTGAAAAAACATGGTACTCTGTAACTAGAGACACTCAATTAGCCTTTTTTAATGGTAATAGAAAAGAATCAAATTATTTAAAATCTAGTGATATTAATACTCTTATCGAATTAATTTGTAAACCAAATAAACTAAAAGAAGCAAATGAAAGTAAGTCATGAGTTGCCCATTAGCCTCCTCCACCACAGTTATCAGTGGAATGATTATGACTATTGTCTCCCTCATTTAATAGATAAATACGAACAATATCGTTTGTTTTTTCAAAAAGCTAGACTAGATCAAAGATTTATTATTATGGATAATGGATTATTTGAAGGTGTAAAACACACCGAACAGGATCTATTCGATAAGATGTGGATTGTAAAACCCAATGTATTCATTGTACCTGATGAATGGAATGATTCAATTACTACCCTAAGAAATGCTAAGCATTGGATGATTAACCGTAAAGGATTCCTACCAGAGGATACTAATCTAATGGCAGTATGTCAAGGTAAAACAATAGGTGAATTAATTACTACATATCAAAATTTAGTTGATATGGGTTATAAATACATTGCATTCAACCATTCAAGCGTTGCATATACTGAATTTTATCCTCAACATAAACCATTAAATGCTCAAATGTTAGGTAGAATTGAGTTGATTAGAACATTGCTTGAAAAAGATACTATTAGAAAAGATATATATCATCACCTACTAGGATGTTCATTACCACAAGAGATGATGGCTTATAGTGATTTTAATTGGATTAAATCAGTTGATACATCAAATCCAATTATTATAGGAGCTAGTGGAGTAAGATATGGAGATAACGGAATTGACTATAAACCAAAAACTAAAATTGAAGAATTATTTGATTTAAATTTGGAAGACAAGTTAGAAGATATTACATTTAACATAAATAAATTTAAAAGTTATGTCAGAAAAGCTATTATCACTGTTTGATTATTTAGGTTATCCTGCTGGAAACCAATTAGGAGAACAAGTAGCAGCATATGCTAAGATCAGAAAAACAAAATGTAGTATACGTCATGTATCTACAAAAACATATACTGGACCAGTAATGTTATATACTAAAGCATTTCTAGATGAATACTTTGAGGCTAAAAAAGTATTTGAAGGTGATTACGATGAAATCAATACTACATTGATGGAAGATAGTTTTAAATCTCAAGAACAAGAAAATCAAAACAGAATATTTTAATATGAAACAAGCAGTATTATCACTAAGTGGAGGAATGGATAGCTCCACCTTGCTGCTTCATCTACTCGCCAATGGCTATGAAGTAACAGCTCTATCCTTTGATTATGGACAGAAACACCGTGTTGAGCTTGAACGTGCTCAAGAATTAGTTAAGTACGTTAATGATCAAAACTGTGGATGTGGTGGTAAACCAATCTATGGTAATGTAACCCATCAAATTATTAAATTAGATGGACTACAACAACTACTCAATTCAGCATTAGTTGAAGGTGGTCAAGATGTACCTGAAGGACACTACGAGCAATCCAATATGAAGGAAACAGTAGTTCCTAATCGCAACAAAATATTTAGCTCACTAATCCAAGCAGTAGCATTATCAGTAGCTACTAAAGGTGAAAAACAACCAGTAGATATTGCATTAGGTATTCATGCTGGTGATCATGCTATCTATCCTGATTGCAGACAAGAGTTTAGGGATGCTGATATGGAAGCGTTTAAAATTGGTAACTGGGATTCTGAATTAGTTAATTTCTATACTCCATATCTTAACACAGATAAGTTTGGTATTTTACAAGATGGAGAGTTGGCTTGTCAGAAACTTAGACTTAACTTCGATGAAGTTTATAAGCGCACAAATACCTCTTATAAGCCAATTAAGCATTATTACAGACCAGAAACATATGCTTTTAAGTGGTACAGCGATTATAAATCAGCAGCATCAGTAGAGCGAATTGAGGCATTTTTAAAACTCGGTCGTCCTGATCCTGTGGAATATGCTGATGAAACAGGACCTGTTAGTTGGGAAGTAGCTAAAGAGCATGTAGAATCAGTATTATTAGAGCATAAAAGAACAAACATTTAAACAAAAACCCGATATAGTTATGAGTTATCAAACTAAGGTTCGTGCGAATTACCTTAACCGCACCGCTAAATTGGCTTTCTTTAAGAATCGCCAACGCAATGGAGATGTAGCTCGTCTTGCTGACGAAACAGGCTACACTGAACGTATGATTTATTACGTTATTCGTGGCGAGCGTCGTGTTAAACAAGAAGTTGCTAACGCAATGTACAATTTGACACGCCGTCGTATGCACAATGAAGATTACATTGTAGCAACGGCTTAATCAACCCTTGACATCTCCACCCCTTGAGGGTGGGGATGTTTTTTAATTTAATGTTATGGAATATATTATAAAATTTATATTAGTAGCTCTAGCAATGGTCGTAGCTGATGTTTGCTGGACATTTTACTTTATCAAAGTAGAAGAACGCAAAGTAATAGCATCAGGTGTTTGGTCATCACTTATTATTATAGCAAGTGCATTTATTACAACTAGCTATGTAGAGGATAGATCATTAGTACCAGCAGCTGTAATTGGTGCCTTTATAGGTACAGCAGGTACTGTATGGTATAAAAAGAAAAAAGAAAATAAATGATCCACGAAGTACAACATCTATTAGGAATATGTGGTGAAAAACACTTCAGTATATTGAGTGTACTTGCAGATTGGCAAAATATAAGTCCTATATTTAATTATATAAAAATATTGTTTAAATGACAGTTAAAGAGTTAATAGAGCAACTACAGCAATTAGATCCTGACTTACATGTATTCACTCAAGGATATGAAGGCGGATATGAGGATGTTTATGTAGGTAAAGAGGTAATGAAAATTGCTTTAAACGTACATGAAGAATGGTATTACGGTAAGCATGAAGATGTTAATAATGCCTACTATGTACCTGATAAATCAAAATACACAATCGTAAAAGGAATAATATTATGAGTAAAATTGATCCAAACAAATTATTAATATCTAGTGACTTCTACTCTGTCCAAGGTGAGGGTATCTCCTCTGGAGTGCCCTCTTACTTTGTAAGATTAGGTATCTGTAACCTAACTTGCGGTATGAGCAGAGCATTTGCTAATAAATTAGCTAAAGAACAATCACTAGAAGACGGAGAAATATTCGTTGGTGATTTACATGCTGAAGGCAAAGCAACTTGGACTTGTGACTCTACATCTCAGTGGTTATGGAGAGGTGAAGATAAAGAGTTTCAATATCTGATTGATAGATGGAAAGAAGAAGGTGTTTACGGAGGCATCCTAAACGGTAATATTCATATTATTTGGACTGGTGGCGAACCAACAATTAAGGGCCATCAAGAATCAATTGTTAATTTTCATAATTATTGGAGAAGTTTAATGGGACCTTATGATATGAGTAAGGTATTTAATGAGATTGAAACTAACGGTACAATCGTTATTGATAAACCATTATTCGACCGCCTTGAGCAAATTAACTGCTCACCTAAGCTAGCTAACTCAGGTATGACAGAAAAGCAACGTATTGTTCCAGAAGCAATTAAACGTATAATGCAACATAACAACTATCAATTTAAGTTTGTTATTAGCACAGAAGATGATGTTAAAGAGATCTTTAGAGACTTTGTAGAGCCATTTAACATACCTTTAAAGCGTATTGTCTGCATGCCAGGTTTAGACGATGCAGCTAACTTTGAAGAAAGAACTCGATTCTGTCTTGAAATGGCTAAGAAGTATCGTTTTAGAGGTTTAACTAGATTACATATTGCGGCTTGGAATAAAACATTAAATGTATGATTATGACAATTATAGAAAAATTTTACGCTATTACAGGAGAACCTGCAGAAGGCGAAATGGAGAATTACAGTTACGGTTTAGACAATCTAACATTAGAACAACAAAAACAGATAGAAGATCTACTAAAAGGACATTTATCCTTCGGTAAAGTAGAATGGATGGAGTTACCTGCTGGATTAATCAAAAATAGTAAAGGTGAGGAAGTAGCGGTAGTAGCCAAAACTAGAAAGATTGATGATGAACCTACTGAAGATAAAAGTGATAAAACTTTATACTTATATAAAGTACTGTATTCACCCGTTATTTACGACCCAATAGATCTACACAGACCTGTAAAAGACAGTATGGTTATGTCTCCTTTATTATATAATCCTCATACATACGAACCTTATAGAACTTTAGCTATTTCTTGGAAACCTGAAGATCTATTTTACGAAAAAGAAATTCAACCTATTACATGGGAGGATGAAAAAACATATCTAAGAGAAAAATTAGAAACACTACTAGCCAATCCAGAAGATTATAAACCAATAGGTAAGAGAGCAGTGTTGATAAGATATGCTCTTGATAAAACAGAAGAATAAAACATTAAATGTATAACATGAAAAATATCAACAAGCTAGAACTACTGATTATTTTAATTACAGCAGTATGTATATTCTTCAGTGAATATCTATTCCTATTTAAAAATGAACCAACTAAAGCTATCTTTATTGGGTTATGGCCTCCAACTATTCTCGGACTATTAAATTATATTAATTCAAAAAGAAAATAAAATGGAAATCATCATTTTATCCTCGGTTGTGTCACTCCTCTTTGCTGTATTCATTATCTTAGTTGTAAAAGAAGCTGCTAAGGGTCCATCTGAGACAGAAGATAATGTTAGGGCGAATTTTGTAAAGAAAGTTGGGAAAATATTTGATCATGAATGATAAAACATTAAATGTATAATGAGATATCTATTGTTAATACTCTTATTATTTACATCTTGTCGTAAACAAACTGAATCTTACTTCTGGTATTATCAGGTAGAAACAAATTCAGATAATGTTGAAGCGACATATAGAATGCTTGATGGTACTTATAAAACACAAAGAGTATTTAATGGGTGGATATATGGTTGGGGTAGTACATCTTTAAATGAAAAATATTATATTAAGTTAACTAATAAATCACAATTTGGAGGGTTTATGTTGGCAAGAATAATTAGAGATAGTGATACATTAGATATAGCAGTTAGTGACACTGTAACAAAATTACCAAGATGAAAGAGTTAGATCTTCATGGTGTATCTCATTATGATGTAAGAGATGTAGTTGAAAACTTCATCCTAATGAATAATCCTCCATTTAGAATAATAACAGGATATTCTGAAAGAATGAGAAATCTAACTCAAAATACACTTGATAAACATAAACTTCAACATTATATTCCAGCTCATAACCCAGGAGAAATAATTGTAATAGATTAAAATAAATTAATATGGAAATTACAAACACTAAACAACACATTGAAGCATTACTTGCTGAAATCCAAGTATTAAGATCTAGATTTGAAGACACAGACACAGGTCATCTCCGTACAACAGTAAATGTACTAGAGGATCGAGTTAAAGAACTTTTAAATTCATTATAATGGCTAAAGATACCTGCATTATGTGTGGTGTAGAAACACCATACGACTTTGAAACACATATTGACCTACGTATTGGCTACATTGAAGGTGCTGGTCAATTATGTTCAGCGTGCTATAATAAAGGCAATAATCGCAATCATTTAACTGTACCTGAATGGTTAGTTGAAAATTATCCTAATGATCAAGAATTAGGAGCCAAAGTAAGAGAAATATATTGGCAAAATAAAAGTTTATAATATGGATATTGAAAAGCGTATTAGAAAAGTACTTGCTGAATATGGTGCTCAATCTAATATCATTGAAATGTATTTAGATGAAGCATTTGCTTATGATGATATTAGTGCTTATAAAGATATGTCTGATGATGACATCACTGAAGATTTTGATGCTTGGTTGGAAGAATAAGATTAGTATATTATATTCAAATAAAATAAAAAATGGAACTATTAAAGAAGTCAAATGGTAGTTTACCTCGTACACAGAAAGAGGTAGATAAAATGATTGAAAAAGCAGCTAAAGCATACGGTGATTTCCTTAACGCCGTAGGATTTGATTATACAGCTGATAGACAAACAGTAGATACTCCTCGTCGTGTAGCCAAAGCATGGCTTAAGGATTTGATTGTAGGTAGTATTACTGATGAACCAAATATCACAGTATTTCCTAATGATGAAGGTTATAGTGGATTAGTTATCCAATCAGGGATTCCTATCGTTAGTATGTGTGCACATCACAATCTTGCATTCACAGGTTATGCTACATTAGCATACGTACCTAGTGAAAATGTAATTGGATTAAGTAAATTGAATCGTATTGTAGAATGGTTTTCTCGTAGACCACAAATGCAAGAATCACTTACTCAACAAATTCATGATTATCTAGCTACTAAAATGGATTGCCCATCAGTAGCAGTAAGCATCGCTTGTAAACATACATGCTGCTCACATCGTGGAATTAAACATCCATCTGTAATGACTACAAATAAATTTAGTGGTGTGTTTATGGAAAAGGACAATTTAATTCGTGAGGAATTCTTACATGCAATTGAGGTTAACGGAACAAAAATGAAGTAATGGATAGACGATTTTTAAACTGGAATGATGTTGATAGAGCAATTAATAGAATAGTTGCTAGCATTAACAGTAGTGGGGTTAAATTTGAAGCCGTTGGAGGATTACCTCGTGGAGGATTAATCCCAGCTGTAATGCTATCTCACAGATTAAGTGTTCCCTTCGTAGCTCAAGCTAATATATCATCAATAGAAGGTAATATTTTAGTTGTAGATGATATCTGTGATACAGGTAGAACATTAAAGCGATTTAAGTTTGAAAACAATATCTACACTGCCGCTCTACACTGGAAACAATCAGCTGACTATCAACCCAATTACTTTTGGGAAATTGCTTACGAAAACGAGTGGATAGTATATCCATGGGAAAATAAAGACTCAAAAACAATACCAGATTATGCAACCAAAGGAGAGTAAAACAAGTTGGCATTTTTGGATTAGCTTTGCTAAATCATGCATTCGATTATTCGCAGCATTTGCTTTAATTGGACAAAGTTTCACAACAGCAGGGTTATCATTTATATTGGCTGAATTATTAGGTATAGTAGAAGAACTATGAAAAAAATAATATTCTGTTTACCTGGTAGAGAATTCAGTGGACGATTTCTACAATGTTGGACTGAATTGGTGTATGCATGTTTACAAAACGGCATACAACCAATAATGTCCCAACATTATTCTCCCTTACTATACTACGTTCGCAACATGTGTTTAGGAGGAGATTCAGTAGCTGGTATTGATCAAAAGCCATTTCAAGGTAAATTTGACTACGATTATATAATGTGGATCGATTCTGATATTGTATTTACACCAGAACAATTCTTCAGATTAATAGATGCAGATAAAGATATAGTTAGTGGACTATATAAAATGCAAAATAATATTCATTATGCTACTGTAGAGAAATGGGAAGATGAATTCTATCTTAAAAATGGTAGTTACGAATTTCTAACTGCTGAAATGGTAGCTAAAAAGAAAGAATTATTCCCTGTAGCATATACTGGATTTGGATGGATATTAATGAAGAAAGGTGTATTTGAATCTCTTGAATACCCCTGGTTCCAACCAACATGGAAAGAGTGGGAATACAAGGGAAAACAAATTAGGGAGTTCATGATGGAGGACGTATCGTTCTGTAATCTAATCCAACAAAAAGGATATCAAATATGGATTGATCCTCAAGTAGTAGTTGGTCACGAAAAAATGATGGTATTACAATGAAAATATTCATTCCACTAATATGTTACAACCATACTTGTAACACTGAGTATATGATGTCTATTCTTAAACTGCTTAACGCAGCTAAAGATAGAAAACTAAATGTATCATTCTATCCAATATTCTTTGAAAGCCTAGTATCACGAGCTAGAAATGCAGCTGTAGCTCACTTTCTAGAAGATAAAGAAAATACTCATATACTATTTATAGATTCAGATATTATATTTGAACCTGAAGATGTACTCAAGCTAATCCAAGCAAATAAAGAGGTAGTAGCAGGAATATATCCTAAAAAATACATTGTATGGGATCGCTTAAAACAACATCCTGACTCTGAACGAGTTGATTTCCCCGTTGGTGGACAAATTAAAATGACTGAGGATAATTTCCTTGAACTAGACTATCTACCAACAGGCTTCTTACTAATAAGTAGAACAGCAATCAATAAAATTATTAAAGCACATCCAGAGCTAAAATATAAAAACGATATTGATGGTTATATGAGCGCTGGGGATAATTTCTATGATTTATTTAAAGTAGGTATTCGCAACGGAATATACGAGAGTGAAGATTGGGGTTTCTGCTCATTATGGAAATCAGTAGGTGGTAAAGTATTAATTCATCCTGATATTAATGTTAAACATTTGGGTTGGCATGAATACTCAGGTAACTTATTAAAATATATAATTGATCTAAATAAATAATTATGTTAAACGCACAACAAATCCTAGATGAAGGATTATTACACCTTGAACACACTAAAGGTAAACCAGCACAAGTTGGATATGATCTTACTTTAAAATCAATTAATAAAGTAGGATACAGAATTGGAGCAAATATGTATGGAGGTGGTAATATTGGTAAAGTATTAAAAGATAAAACCATATTAACTACATATACTACCCTTGATAAAATACAGCTAGATGGAGTTACTGGTTGGCTTTTACACCCAAACACATACGATATTACATTTTGGGAAGGATGTAAAATCCCGGATAACCGTGTAGCATTTATTAAACAACGTTCATCACTATGGCGTAACGGTACATTGATCAACAGTCCTGTATTTGATCCTGGATTCGAAACTGAATTTATGGGTACTATTATGTTGGTTACTGAGCCATTATTTATTGAAGAGGACGCACGAGTAGCACAGATCTACTTTCATGAATGTGATCCTGCTGAAAAATATGATGGACAGTGGCAAAACGATAAGCAGCGAACTTCACTATAAGGCATATTTATATGTATGCCATTAACATTATCTAATATAGGAGGAGCTGGTAACTTTACATTAGTTAATAATAGTAATAGTGGTAAATTTAATATATCTATTGCTAATACTATAGTTACTGATAGTCTTACTTTGCAATTAGATGCTAGTAATTCTACATCATATCCAGGTTCAGGAACAACTTGGTTTGATTTAGCAGGTACACAACAAAATATTACACTTGTAAATTCTCCAACATTTACTTCTGGTACACCATCATATTTTACTTTTAATGGATCAAATCAACGTGGTTCAGGAACAGGAGTTGTATTATCATCAACAACATATACTAAAGCAGTATGGTTCTATTTAAATTCATATGTTGATAATAATATAGTAAGTAGTGATACAGGAGGTCATTATATGTTTTTTCAAGGAGGAAATAAAATGTATAATGGGCATTCTAACTGGGCTGGATTTCCATCTAATTATCCATCAACAGCTACATTTAGCTTAAATACATGGTATAATGTAGCACTTACATTTAATACAACTGATGGAATGAAACTTTATATCAATGGTAATTTAGATAGTTCTTATACTACAATTAAAACAGCATTTACTGGAAATGGCTCAACAAATATAGCATCATATGGAGCTGGTAATTTATTAAATGGTAGAATAGCTAAAGTATACTGTTACATTAAAACATTAACAGCAGCTGAAGTTTTACAAAATTATAATGCTGATAAAGCACAATTTGGTTTATAATTTGATCTTGTCAAAATAATTACTTATATTTAAGGGTTATGTATCAAGCAATTTTCTACGAGGGAAAACCCAATTATAAATTTCATTTACGTGATGATAAAAAGGGTTGGAGCGAATTTAAATTTGATATACCACGTTATCAAATTGATGATAATGGTCAATTTCCAACATTAGATGGTAAGCGTACTAAAAAGGTTACTAAATATGAGTGGAATGATAATCATTTATATGAATCGGATGTTGATCGCTTAACAGCAGTATTAATTGACAAATATAAGGATAGTGATGATACTCCTGAATGGCAAAATATAATTTACTTTGACATTGAGTGTGAAATTGGAGGTGCCTTAACTACTGAGTATATTAAATCAGCACCAATGAAGATTACCTCAATCTCATTGTATGATGCTACAGCTAAAAAATATTATTGCTTAATATTAGATGAAAAAAAGCAACTGCAACCTATAAATGAAAATGATAAACAAGTAGTGCCTTGTGATAATGAAGAGCAGCTATTAAGTTTATTTCTTGATTTATGGGAATCGGTTGATCCAACTATTATTACAGGTTGGAATAGTGGGTTCTTTGATGTGCCTTATCTATACTATCGTTTATGTAATGTATTAGGATCAGATCAAGCAGCTCGCTTATCTCCAATTCGCAAGTTCAAATTTACTGAATGGGATCAATATCAACCAATTGAAATTGGAGGTATTAATCATTTAGATTATCTACTACTATATAAAAAATATAATCCTAAAAACGAACCATCTTATAAATTAGGTGATATAGGAACTAAATACGTTAATTTAGGTAAGATAGAATATGAGGGTAATTTAGATAGACTATTTAGAGAAAATCCAAATAAATTTATTGAGTATAATATTCGTGACGTTGAAATTATTATTGAATTAGAAAAGAAATTTAAATTCATTGAATTAACAGTTGCTATCTGTCATTTGTGTCATGTACCTTATGAAATGATTTACTTATCAACTGTATTAAATGATGGAGCTATATTGACATATCTTAAACGTCAAAATATAGTATCACCAAATAAACCTACTACTACTAATCCATCATTAAAAGAAGCACATGAAGAATATGCTGGCGGATACTTAAAAGACCCAGTACCAGGACTATATGAATGGGTTATTGACTTGGACTTTACCTCGCTGTATCCGTCTATTATTCGTTCTTTAAATATGGGAATTGAGACATTCGTTGGGCGAATAGTAAATAAAGACAAATACGATAATAATTGGACATTAGATGATCTAAAGCAAATGGATCCTAATGATACAGTTACTATTGAAAAATTAACTGAAAAACGAGGTACACAACAAGCAGTTGTAAAAGTAGGTGTAATTATTAAGTTAATTGAGGAAAATAATTGGATGGTTGCAGCATCAGGTGCTATGTTTAGAACAGATAAATCATCAGTAGTTTGTGATGTATTAACTGATTGGTTCAATAAACGTGTTGAGTATAAAAACTCAATGAAAAAAGCATATAAATCAGGTGATGCTGTTAAAGGTGAATTTTACAATCGTCGTCAACACGCTTACAAAATTAAATTGAACGACGTTTACGGTTGTTATGCTATTAATGGTTGGCGCTATACAGACGGACATAAAATGATATCTAAAGCAATTACATTAACTGGTCAACGTGTAACCCAAGAATCAATTAAATTTGTAAATGATTGGATGAATATGCATTTAGGTACTGATGGTAAAGACTATGTTGTTACCTCAGATACAGACTCATTATTTATTCAGGTTAAAGATTTAGCACTACGTAGAAATCCAGGATTAGCTGTTGCTGGTAAGGAAGAATGGATTAAATATATTTTAGAAATTGCTACTGAAATACAAAGAGCAGCAAATGAAAATATTGATCGTGTAGCTAAGGATTACTTTAATGTTAAAGATCGCCCTCACTACTTTGAATTAAAACAAGAGGTAGTTATTGAAAGGGGCTACTTTGCAGGTAAAAGACGCTATGCAATGTATATTGTAAATAAAGAGGGTGTTACTGTTGATGAAATGGTAATGATGGGTCTTGATCTAATGAAATCAAATATGACCCCACTATATTCTGAATTTGGTGAGGGGTTACTTAAGGATATTATGTTTGGTAAACCTAAAGCTGAAATTGATCAAAAGATAATTGATTTTAAAAAGTATGTTAAAACAATGCCTATTGATCAAATTGCTAAACCAACTGGAGTAAAGCAAATAGAATCATATATTGAGCGTGCTCCTAAAGTAGGTGAAATATTTAGCACATTAAAACTAAAATGCCCTATCAATACTAAAGCAGCTATCTACTATAACGACTTGCTTAAATTTAAAAAAGCAGATAAAAAATACCCTCGATTCACTGTTGGTGATAAAATGAAATACATTCAACTTAAAACCAACCCATATGGAATTGATGTGATTGGCTTTACAGGTAATGATCCTGACTTTATTGTTAAGCTGATTGATGAATTCGCTGATAGGGAAGAGGGATTTGAATCAACATTATTAAATAAATTAAAAGGCATTTATGAGGATTTAGGTTGGAACTTCCCATCACTAAACGATAAGGTAAATAAATTCTTTAAATTTGTTTAATCCAAATAAAAATCATATATTCACACTATGGATAAGCAATTATTAGTATCAGTTATTGAAAAGTACTACCTAAACGGAGTACACGAGAAAGTAAAATGGACAATTAAGGACAAAAAAATCCAAATCTTATTTACCTCAGCCACTAAGGATCTAGCTGGTTCAGTTGAGGCAGATGGGTTTGATATTGAGGATTGTACCTTAGGTGTGTACGATACAAATAAACTACTTAAATTAATTGGTATTACTAATCAATTCGTTCAATTAAATGTTGAATCTAAAAACGGTATAGCAACTAAATTAAGTATTGCTGATATGGAATACGATTTAGTTTACCATCTTGCTGATTTGAGAATGATGCCAATGGAGACAATGGTATTAGATGAATCTCAAATTACGTTTGGATATTCATTTGAAATTGATGCTGAATTTATTGAGCGTTACAATAAGGCTAAAAAAGCATTAGGTAGCGATGAGGTTAAAATACAAGCATTATTTAATGATGAAAGCGAAAAAGGTATATATCTTACATTAGGTGGTAAAACATCATATGATGATAAGATTAGCTTCCAATCACCTGCTCCATCATTTGAAGTACCATCATCTGAGTTTCAATACAATGCTAATTACTTATTTGAGATATTTACAGAAAATAAAGGCGCAACTGGTACAGGGTACTTTGATGAAAATGGAATATTGAAATTAGTGTTTGAAGAAGAAAATGGGATAAAAGCCTTGTATTATTTGCCACCGAAGAACTAATCCGTATATATTTATCATTGAGATACGACAGGTCTCAGTTATGACTATTTATTAACCGCTACCTTAGGGAGCACAAAAGTGAACATTATGACACAATTTGCAGCACATTTTGGCATTGAGCCATTCGACATCGTTTGGAAGAATTTCTTCGACACAAACGCACAGTTCAACACATTTGAACAAAAAATCAACTATCCAGTTGACATTTACGAAACAGACAAAGGATTACGTTTCGAATTAGCCGTAGTAGGCCTTGACAAATCAGATATCGACATTCAGGTAGAAGGAGATACACTCCGCATTAAACACGAAAGACAAGAACAAGAGGCACGTCAGTACCTTCAAAGAGGTATTGCTAAGCGCTCGTTTGATCTAGCTTGGAAAGTAGCCGTTAAATTTAATTTAGCTAATCTTGAGGCTAAATTGGATAAGGGCTTATTAATCATCGACATTCCTTATGCCGATGAACAAGCACCAAAGAAAATCAAGATTAAGTAAGTTTTGAAATCAAAAAGATCTGTCGTATTTTTAAGTTATGGAAATCATAGTATATAAAGGTGAAGCCGCTTGGGGCAGATCAGCTTATCTAAAATTGATAGATGATAAGGTGGTATTTGACTGCTCGAATGAAGAGTATGGTCCAATTGAGTTTGACCTTAAATTACTAATTGAAGCACTAAAAAAACATAAAAATGAAGATTAAACCACTGCATAATCACGTAGTGATTAAACAACAAGATGAAACTGAAACAATGTATGGTAACATTGTAGTACCTGATATGGGTAAAGAAAAACCATTAATGGGTGAGGTTCTAGCTATAGGACCTGGAGTACATTCAGTTACAGGAACTTGGATTGAAACTAAAGTACAAGTAGGTGAAACAGTAGTGTTTCCTGCCTTTGGTGGAACTAAAATGACTATTGAAGGTGAAGAGTATGTTGTAATGAAAGAATCTGATTTGTTGGCAATTTTAGAAAAATAAGATATGAGTAAAATTATAAAATTTAATCGCGAAGCGAAAGAAAAACTACAAGCCGGTATTGATAAAGTAAATAACGCTGTAGCAGTTACAATGGGTCCTTTTGGACGTAACGTGTTAATTGAAAAAGAACACGGACAAGTAGCATCAACTAAAGATGGTGTTACGGTTGCTAAAACAATTTCATTGGAGGATCCAATTGAAAATATGGCTGCCACTATTATTAAACAAGCAGCATCAAAAACAGTTGATCAAGCAGGTGATGGTACAACTACCTCAACTGTATTAGCACATGCTATTGCCTCTCAAGCATTAGCAGTTACTGCTCATTCATCTACTAATGCTACTCAAGTAAAGCGTGGTATTGAAGAGGCTGTTAAAACAGTAGTTGCTGAATTAAAAACAATGTCAGTAGATGTTACTGATGAAAAGCAAATTAAACAAATTGCCACATTATCAGCTAATGGTGATACTGAAATTGGAGAATTAGTAGCTACAGCAATTGATAAAGTAGGTAGAGATGGAATTGTAACAGTAGAGGAATCACGCTCAGGTGAAACTGAACTTGAGGTGGTTGAGGGAATGCAATTTGATCGTGGTTATAAATCACCTTATATGGTGACTGATAACAACACAATGCAAGCAATTTTAAATGATGCTTTTATCTTATTATATGATGGTCGTTTAAGTGCAATTAAGGATTTACTTCCTATCCTTGAGCGTGTATCATCTGATAATAAAGCATTATTGATTGTAGCTGAAGATATTGATGGTGAGGCACTTTCAACCCTCATTGTAAATAAAATGAGAGGTATCTTAAAAGTAGCTGCTGTTAAAGCACCTGATTTTGGTGAGCGCCGTACACTCATTCTTGAGGATATTGCTACTGTAACTGGTGGTACTGTAATTTCACCTACCAAAGGTATGAGATTAGATCGCTTCAATATGGAGTGGTTAGGTAAAGCTAGAACAGTTACTGTAGGTAAAGATACCACTACTATTGTAGATGGTAAAGGTAGTGAAGATAAAATTAATGAGCGTATTGTAGAATTAAAATCTCAGATTGAAGCATCTAGTTCACCATATGAAATTGAGCGTTTACAAGATCGCTTAGCTAAAATCGTTGGTGGTGTAGCTATTATTAATGTAGGTGGTGGTACTGAGGTTGAAATGAGAGAAAAGAAAGATCGTATTGATGATGCTTTACAAGCTACAAAAGCTGCTCTTGATGAAGGTATCTTACCAGGTGCCGGTGTATCATTGTTACATGCTAGTAGAAAAATTAATGTACTTGGTGGTAACGATAAAGCTAAAGGAGCATTGATCGTGTTTAAAGCCTGCGGCAAACCATTCAAACAAATACTTGAAAACGCTGGTGAAGAAACAAATGAATGGCTAATGAAATTATCTACAACAGAAAGCAACCCTTGGTATAATAAAGTACCAGATATTGCTACTGGAGAATTAATAGATGCTTCCGAATCAGGTATTATTGATCCAACTAAAGTAGTACGTTGCGCACTTGAAAACGCTGCTCACGCTGCCGTTACGTTACTAATGACTGAATGTGTCATTCATGAAAAACCAACCGATAAGAAAAAATCAGATGATTTTGGAATGGCAGATTTAGGAATGTAAATTTAAGAAAACAATAGTTATGAAGCAACATTCACTTTGGATCGAGAAATATAGATCAGAAACATTAGAACAATATATAGGCAACGATGCGGTTAAAGATCGCATCGCTGCTTGTATTACAGCAAATGATATCCCTCACTTTATATTTGGTGGTACTGCTGGTACAGGTAAAACTACATTAGCAAAATTAATTGTTAAAAATATTAAATGTGATTATCTCTACATTAATGCTAGTGATGAAAACGGTATTGATGTTATTAGAGATAAAGTAAAAACATTTGCCTCTACATCTACATTTCAACCACTTAAAGTTGTAATATTAGATGAGGCTGATTTTTTAACTCAACCAGCCCAAGCAGCACTTCGTAACTTGATTGAGGAATATTCAATGGTTACTCGATTTGTACTTACTTGTAACTATATTGAGCGTTTAATTGAACCACTTCAATCACGCTGTGAAATTCATATGTTAAAACCACCTACTAAAGGTGCTGTTGCAAAGCATATTTGCACTAATATCCTTGATGTTGAAGGTATAAAATATGAATTACCAAATGTAGCTACATTAGTTAATGAATATTATCCTGATGTTCGCTCAATTATTAAAAATCTACAAGCAGGTGTTAAAGATGGTAAATATGAGTGGATTACCCTTAATACTGATTGGCTTAATGCTGTAGTTGAAACATTAAAAGCAAGAGATAAAAAAGCATGGTATACTATTAGACAAATAGTAGCTGATTCGCAAGTAGATGATTTTCAAGTAGCATATAAATACTTATTTGACAACCTAGATAAATTCAGTTATGGACATGATGCTGAATTATCAGTAGTATTAGATGAACATATTTGGAGAGCAGGTGTAGTACCTGATAAGGAAATTAACTTTGCTGCATGTATAGCTAAAATATTAGAAACAACTAAAAAACAAGTAATATGAGTCAAGAACAAATTAATTTAAATATCACATTAGATAAAACTACAGGTGTAGTATGTGAAAAATGTGAAAACGAGGTATTCATTGAAGGAATGATGCTTCGTAAAGCATCTCGTTTTATAACAGGAACAGCACAAGATGCTCTTATCCCTATTCCAGTATTTACTTGTAGTAAATGTGGACATATAAATGAAGAATTTATACCAATGCAATTAAGAAATAATGATACTAAAACTATTTAATAAATACAAAATGAAAACAAAAGAATTACAACAAGAAAACGAAGCATTACAAGCTCGAGTTTTAGGACTAGCTGAAACATTAAGAGCATCAGATAATAAAATTAAATTTTTAGAAACTGAGCTTCAAGATCTTTTTAAAAAGTATAAAGATTTATTGGCTGAGGTAGAGCATCTTCGTATGTTGGGAAATACATCAACTAAAAACCAAAACGATTCAAGATATTATTAATGAATATATTTGACCATATTAAGAACATCACTACTAATAAGGGACCATACCTAGGTGACGAGGGATGGAATAATTGGATGATCAATCGTTATCTAAGTATGGACCCTGATTATTGTGAGGTAGTCAATTATGTCCAAAAGAATACTTGGCAAATGAAAGGAGAATACCTATACAATCTGTATAAGGACCTTATTCCAAAACAATACAAGTATCTTAAATATATTAAAGCAACTAATAAGAAAGAATATAAGGTTGATCAAGTAGAGGCAGTAGCTGCCTACTATGAAATTAGTAAAAAGGAAGCTAAACAATATATTGATATGCTTCCCGAAGATGAATTAGAAAATATAATACTACAAATCAATGGCTAAATACATTAACGGAGAAACAGAGTATAGAAAATATCTAATGGAAATGGAACAAGAACGAGAAGATGTATTTCAACCTGATTCGGTAGTAAGCTCAATTATAAATGAATTTCTTGCTCGTTCTAAAAAAGGTAAAGCAAAATACGGTGTTGATTTAGATCGTACTGATTTATCATTACTAGAGTGGATTGAACATGCTAAACAAGAACATATGGATGCTATCTTGTATTTAGAAAAAATTAAACAAACAATTAGTGGCAAAGAAAAAAATATCTGATATAGAGTTAAAAATCAGAAACTTCCAAAAGCCAAATATTGATCATGCCTTTCAGCGTAGCGTTTCCTATTCTCAATATTCAATGTGGAGTTCATGCCCACATAAGTGGTATTTAACCTATGTAGAAAATAAGCAACCGTACCAAGCTAGTATCCATACTGTGTTTGGGACAGCATTTCATGAAACATTACAAGAATATATTACTGTAATGTATAATGAAAGTGGAGCTGCCGCTGATAGAATAGATTTAGAAGCATTATTTCAAGAAAAATTTAGAGAGGTATATTCTAAGGAATATAAAGCAATGGGTACACATTTTAGCAATGCTGAGGAAATGGGTGAGTTCTTTAATGATGCTATTGCTATATTAACCTTTATAAAGAAAAATCGTAATAGATTATTTACAATACGTAAAGTACGTTTGCTTGGAATAGAGTTACCCTTGTTACTAAAAATAGCTAATAATTTATTCTACAAAGCATTTGTTGATTTTGCTTTATATGATGAAGAATTAAATAAAATTTACATATATGACATTAAAACATCAACCAGAGGATGGTCAGATAATGACAAAAAAGATGATGCTAAGATTGCTCAAGTACTCTTATACAAGCAGTACTTTGCAACTCAATATAATGTCGACGTAGAAAAAATCGAGGTTGAATTCTTCATTGTTAAACGCAAAATCTGGGAACAATCCGAATATCCAATTCCAAGAGTCCAATCATTTAAACCAGCAAGCGGAAAAAATAAACGCAAGCAAGCAATAGATAACTTTCAAGCATTTGTAAAAGATTGCTTTGATGAAAGTGGAAAACCGATTATAAAGTCGTACCTTAAAAATGTAGGTGAAAAATCATGTAAATGGTGTCCCTACAACGATAAACAAGATCTTTGCGATAAAGTAAAATAATATGATAAAAGAATTTATACCATATGAACAAGCATTAGAACTTAAAGAACTTGGGTTTGATGAACCTTGTATGTTCTCTTACCATAGGAATAATACAGATTATATTGATAGCACTTATGTTGAATTATCTAATTACAACGCTACTAAAAAATTAGTATCCGCAGTTTTATACCAACAAGCCTTTAGATGGTTTAGAGAGAAGTATGGTTATGACATTCATATTAGAGGTGCAATTTTTAGAGCATCTTATGTTATTGGGATACCTAAAGAAATAAACATAAAATCAGTTGATGGGTATCCATTAGTGATGTCTTGGGATTATATTATTGATGAAACTGGGGAAAGAAAAACTTATGAAGAAGCAGAACTTGCTTGTCTTAAAAAACTTATTGAAATCGTTAAAAACAAATAAATAAACTATAGTTCTCTATAGCTTTCTATATATTTATAATCGATGAAACAGATAACAAAAGCAATTCAAATTGACATTAAAATTCATGAACAGTTAAAACAATACTGTAATGATAATGGTCTTAAAATGCAAAAATTAATTGAAAAATTGATTATAAAACAAATAGAAAATGAACATCAACCCTCGAACAGCAGTATACATTATCAAGAAGGAAAATAAACCAGTATATATAGGAAAAAGTATGGATCCTTATAGTAGATGGTTAACTCATCACCCATACTTTGGAGAAAATGCAGTAATGGAGATAATAGATGAATATAATGATCCTGAAATAGAATGGATTGGTAGATTTAAAAATAAAGGAATAATATTAGAAAATAAAAGTAGTAATAAATCTTATACTAATAAATGGAAAGTAGGAGATGTATATATTAAACCACTTTCTAAAGGAAGACCAATAAGAGATGATGTTTTTATATAGACGTATATATTTATATCAAATATATTATTATGGGAAACAAAATGCAATTAACAAGCGTGAAGGTTCCTGAAGATTTATTTGAGCAATTTAAAATTGCATGTGTTAAGTACAAGTTTAGTGTTCAAAAATTAACAGAGCGCTCAATGTTCTTATACCTAACAAATGATGAATTCAGAAAAACTATTCATAACCAATTAGACACAACATTTACAGGAAGTATTTAAAACAGTTACATGAAAGAAGGTTATATTCCGCAAGAAAAACGTAAGAAAATTTTATTGCTGTGTGACGATATTCGAATGACAAGTGGTATTTCCACTATGGCACGTGAAATCGTTATTGGTACAGCCCATCATTATAATTGGGTAAACGTAGGTGGAGCTATTACTCACCCCGATAAAGGTAAGCGTTTTGATCTTAATGATGATACTAATAAAAATGCCGGTATTACTGATGCAAGTGTATTCCTTTATCCTGTAGATGGATATGGGTCACCAGAATTAATTAGACACCTTATTCAAATTGAAAAACCAGATGCATTAATGATGTTTACTGATCCAAGATATTGGATTTGGTTATTTCAAATGGAACATGAGATTAGAAAGCAAATACCTATTATTTATCTTAATATTTGGGATGATTTACCTTATCCAATGTATAATAAGTCATTTTATGAATCATGTGATTGCTTAATGGCTATCTCAAAACAAACTGAAAATCTTAATCATTGTGTATTAGGTCCTGAAGTAGCAGCTGAAAAAGTAATTAAATATGTTCCACATGGTATTAATGAAAGATTTTTCTTTCCTATTACTACTGAACATCATGAATATTTAGCTTTACAAGAATATAAAAAAGCACTTTATCAAGGTAAAGAATATGATTTTAATTTACTTTACAATGCTAGAAATATTCGTCGTAAATCAGTTCCTGATTTAATGTTAGCTTGGAAAATATTCATTGATCAGTTACCACTAGAAGAAGCTAAAAAATGTGTATTTACACTTCACACTCAACCCATAGATGAAAATGGAACTGATCTTCCAGCTGTAAGAGATATGTTATTTGGAAGGAATCCTCAATACAATCTTGTATTTTCAACGACTAAAAATCCATCTAACATCATGAATTTACTTTACAATTCAGTTGATGTTGTAGCTCTTATAAGCTCAAATGAAGGATGGGGATTATCACTTACTGAAGCAATGATGTGTGGTAAACCAATTATCGCTACAGTAACAGGTGGAATGCAAGATCAAATGCGTTTTGAAGATGAAAACCATGAATGGATTAAATTTACCCCTGAATTTGGATCAAATCATAGAGGCAAATATAAAGATCATGGTGACTGGGCATTTCCAGTATTTCCTTCAAACCATAGTTTAGTTGGATCAGTACCTACACCTTATATCTTTGATGATAGAGCTGAACCACATGATATAGCTGAGCAAATTATGAAGGTTTACAGATTAAAAATGGATCGTCCTGATTTATATAAAATGATATGTAAACATGCCTATGAATGGGTTATATCAGATGAATCAATGATGACAGCAAGAAAAATGTCTGAAAATGTGATTGATGCTATTGATACAACATTTAGTAAATGGCAACCTAGATATGCATTTGAGTTAATGAGAGTAGAACCACTTGAACAACCTAAACATTACGTAAAACACGTTATCGCCTAATAATATGAAACCACTAGTTTTTATAAGCTGCCCAATTGATACATTTTCTGGTTATGGTGCTCGCTCAAGAGATATTGCTTTAGCAATTATTAAATCAGATAAGTATAATGTTAAAATACTTCCTCAACGTTGGGGTGCTACACCGTTTGGATTTTTACAAGCAAATAATCCTGATCATAAATTAATGATTGATTGCCTCTGGCAACAACCCCAACTTCCAAAACAACCAGATTGCTGGATTCAAATTACTGTACCAAATGAATTCCAACCAGTGGGTAAATTTAATATTGGTATTACTGCTGGTATTGAAACTACTGTTTGTGCTCCCCAATGGATTGATGGTATTAATAGAATGGATTTAACATTAGTATCATCTGAACATGCTAAAAAAGTATTTCAAAATAGTTCATTTGAAGAAAAAAATAATCAAACAGGACAAGTAACAAGACAGATCAAACTTGAAAAACCAGTAGAGGTATTATTTGAAGGTTTAAATACTGAAATCTATAAAAAATTAGATAGTGTTAAAGGTGAAATAACTGAAACATTAAATGATATAATTAGTGAGGAATTTAACTTTTTATTTGTAGGTCATTGGTTACAAGGCGAGATTGGACAAGATAGAAAAGATGTAGGTATGTTAATTAAAACATTCCTTGAAACATTTAAAAACAAAAAACAACGCCCTGGTCTTATCATTAAAACATCTGCTGGTAACTACTCTATTATGGATAGAGATTCTATTTTAGATAAGATTAGACAAATTGAAGAATCAGTAGATGGTGATTTACCAAGCATTTATTTATTACATGGTGAATTAAGTGATGAAGAAATAAATGAATTATATAATCATCCTAAAGTAAAAGCACACGTATCATTTACTAAAGGTGAAGGATACGGTCGTCCATTAATTGAAGCAACAGTAAGCCAAAAACCAGTAATTGCCCCAAATTATAGTGGCCATACTGATTTTCTTGATGCTGAAATGTCTACACTATTGTTAGGTCAAATTACTCAAATTCATCCTTCAGCTGTAGTACAAGATATGCTTATACCTGAGTCGGGTTGGTTTACTGTTGATTATAGTAAAGCAGCTGATACACTTGAAGATATTTATAAAAATTATAAAAAATATATCGATGGTGCAAAACGTCAAGCATATAAATCACGTACTGAATTTAGTTTAGAGAAAATGAATGAAAAATTAGTTAATATACTTGATGAAAAAGTGCCTAGACAAGCAGAATTAAAATTACCAACATTAAAGAAAATTGAATTACCTAAAAAACCAGAATAATGCAAGAAAGTCTTATTACATGCCCTAGATGTGGAGGTAATGCTTGTCACGAAGCAACAAATGGTCATTTTACAGTATGGAGTTGCTTTGGATGTGGATTTACAGCTAACAGTACTACTACAGAAGATAATTTAAAAACTATAGAAGAGGTAATGCCTCAACTTTATATTGATCTTAAATTCAAAGACGATAAAGGACATAATTGGTATCCATCTACAGTAATATTAGAAGATAAATCAATGGTATTTGCTGATGGTAAATCTACTGAAGATTGGAAATGGGCAGGTGTATTATCTAAAGATAGTAAAGCAGATATGACAACTGTAAAACACTTTGATGAAAGAGATTTTATGGAAGCGCTTGATTATATAGGCTTCTTTGAAAAACAAAAATAACGTTATGTTAAGAATTAGTTATGCTATTACTGCTTGGAATGAACACCAAGAGTTAGAACGTTTGTTAGATATGTTACATTCTAATATTCGTCCTGAAGATGAAATAGTCCTTCAATTAGATAATAATGCTACTGATGAAGTAAAAAAAGTAGCTGGGAAATATAACGTAGGTGCTCCATATGAATATCATAGAATATTTTTTGGATTGAATAATGACTTTGCAACATTTAAAAATAATTTAAGCAAACATTGCACCAGGGAATATATCTTTCAAATTGATGCTGATGAATATCCGCATCCTCATTTATTAGCATCATTACCTGATGTATTAGAATTTAATAACAGTATAGGTGTATTTTTAACTCCTAGAATCAATACAGTAGAAGGTTTAACTGAACAACATATTCAACAATGGGGTTGGAATGTTAATGATAAAGGTTGGGTTAATTTTCCTGATTATCAATGGCGTATTTGGAAAAATAGATCTAACATACAATGGATAAATAAAGTACATGAGCGTTTAGATGGGTTTAGTGAATATACTCTCTTACCCCAATTAGAAGAATATTGTTTATTTCATCCTAAAGATATTAAAAGACAAGAAAGACAAAATAACTTTTATAATACGTTATAATGCTTAAGTTTCATACTAATTTTGATCCTATATTTCACTTTTTAAAAGATAAATATGCTGATAAACCATTTACTATCTGGCATGAGTCTTTTCCTAAAAATTTTGAAGAGCTACAAGAGAATCCTTATAACTTTCTATTATTAGTAGAACCAAATGAATTATTTGGATTACATAGTAATGCAATACTAAACCAACATTTATTTACAGCAATATTAAGTTGGGGACCTCTAGTTATTAATCAATGTAGTAATGGAATTAGATTTACTTTTAATGGAAGATCATTAGACTATAATTTTATAGATTCTATTAAAGATAAACCTAAAAAATTTGAAGTATCATTTTTAAGTGGTAATAAAGATTTAATTGAGGGTCATAAATTAAGACAAAAAGCATATGCTTTAAACGATCAAGTTAAAATACCTAAAAAATGGTATTATGTATTAGATGATTTTGATCATGAAGCTGGAGTTAGACCAGGATACCAGCAATACTCTAAAGATTTATCTCATATTCCTTCAGGAGTAGACCCAATAGGATATGGAAAAAGATTCTTATATGAAGAATCAATGTTTAACGTAGTAATAGAAAGCTGTTGGAATGATAATTGGTATAATAAAATTGGAGATAGTTTTCTAACTAAATGTCTTCCATTATATTGGGGTTGTCCTAATATAAGTGAATTTGGTTATGATGAAAGAGGTATTATACGATTTACAGATGAAAATGAATTAATTGATATATTAAATTCACTAACACCTGAAACCTATAACCAAATGAAACCATACATAGATTATAATTATGAGGTAGCTAGGTTAGATGAAATAGAATCAAATGCAATTCATTTTTTTGATGAATTTATTAAATTAAACAATTTATGATATTCCCAGAGGTAAAAATATACCAACCAGATGTATTTACTGATTTTAGAGGTGATTTATTAACTTTATACAATAGAGATACATTTGATCCTAAATTAGATTTTAAACATGATAAAATATCTACCTCAAGAAAATACACATTAAGAGGAATGCATGGTGATAATAAATCGTGGAAATTAACCTCGTGCCTACAGGGTGAAATGTATTTTGTAGTAATAGATAATAGACCAGAATCACCTAATTACTTAAAGTGGGATTGGGTTATACTTGACGATAGAACTAGAAAACAAGTGTTAACACCACCTCAATTTGCAATTGGGTTTTTAGTGTTAAGCGAACAAGCTTTATTACATTATAAATGGGCTTATGAAGGTGAATATGCTGATGTTGATCAACAATTTACTTTAAAATGGAATGATCCTCAAATAGGAATATATTGGCCAATTGATAATCCAATTTTACAAAAACGTGATAAATGAAAGAGTTAATTAAAAAAATAGTAACAATAGCTACTGCTAAAAAGGAAGGACATATAGCTAGTTCACTTTCTATTTTAGATATAATGTATATTTTATATAATAACGTTATAGATAGTAAAGATCGTTTTATACTAAGTAAAGGACATGCATCATTAGGATTGTATGTTATACTTGATCATTTTAAATTACTTGAAGATGATCTTAATACATTTTGTGATTTTGATAGTAAACTAGGAGGTCATCCAACAGATAAAATTAAGGGTGTTGAGTCGTCAACTGGATCTTTAGGGCATGGTTTACCTATGGCTGTTGGATTTGCTTTGGCATATAAAATAAAGGGTATTAAAAATAAAGTATATGCTTTAATAGGCGATGGAGAAGCAAATGAAGGAACTATATGGGAATCAGCTTTATTAGCTAATCACCATTCTTTAAATAATTTATATTGCATTATTGATTTCAATCATTCAACAGATAGAGCAGTAGAATTAGGAAATTTAAAAAATAAATTTGAAGCATTTGGTTGGGATGTAATTGAAATTAATGGTCATAATCAAAAAGAAATACACGAAGCATTATCACACCAGAATAATAAACCAGTGTGTATTATTGCAAACACAATTAAAGGAAAAGGAATATCAATGATGGAAAATAATCCTGAATGGCATCATAAATTTCCAAATGAAGAAGAACTTAATCAAATATTAAATAGTTTATGAGAAAGCAATTTGCATCTACTTTATATGAAATGATGAAAACAGATGAAAATATCTGTGTGCTGTTAGGAGATATTGGTGTATTTGGGTTTAGAAAATGTTTTGAGGAATTTCCAACTAGAACCTACAATATTGGTATCTTAGAACAATCAATGATAAGTTTAGCAGCTGGATTAAGCAAAACAGATCTTATACCAGTAGTACATACTATTACTCCATTTATAGTTGAACGAGCATTAGAGCAAATAAAAGTAGATTTTGGATATCAAAAATTAAATGGTAACTTTGTAAGTGTAGGAAACTCATATGATTACGCAGGATTGGGATGCACTCACCATTGCCCAGGAGATATAACAATATTGTCTTCTATTCCAGGTATGCAGTTAGTAGCTCCAGGTAATGCTAAGGAATTTGATTTATTATTTAGACAATCATATAATAATGGATCACCAACCTATTTTAGATTAAGTGAGTATTCTCATAATTTAGATTTAGATGTTGAATTTGGTAAAGCTAAAGTAATTAAAACAGGTACATTAGCTACTGTAGTATGTTTTGGTAATATGTTAAACCAAGTATATGATGCTGTAGCTAATTTAGATGTTACTTTACTTTATTATTCTACTATACTACCATTTGATGGTGAAACGTTAAAACAATATTTTAATGAAAATATTGTAGTGTGTGAGCCGTTTTATGAGGGATCAACTAACTATCTTATCAATAAAACGTTAAGTGGTTTAAAATATAGTTTACATAACATAGGAGTACCTAGAGAATTTATTTTAAACTATGGTAAAAAACAACAAATAGACGAAATGTTGGGATTAGATACTGAATCAATTAAAAACACACTATATGGACTTTTTAAAAAGTGAAATAAATAACATTGTAAATAATATTGACTTTTCATCTTTACAAGATAAAAAAGTACTAATTACAGGGGCTTCAGGACTTGTAGGATTTTATTTATCCCAATGCTTAGGAGCATTACAAGAAGAATTAAATATTGAGGTATGGTTATCTTATAAAAGTGATCAACCTGAGTATTTTAAACCATATTTTGGTTTCAAACATAATGTTTTAAAAGGAGACATTACTGAAATAAAATTAGACTCTGAATCGTTTGATGTTATTATTCACTCCTCAGGGTATGCTCAACCATCTAAATTTTTAGATGATAGAATAAAGACTATTAATATTAATACTGAGGTAACAACTAAACTACTAAATGCTTTAAAAAAGGATGGTAAATTCTTATTTGTAAGCAGCAGTGAGGTTTATAGTGGTAACGATAACTTTAATATTACCGAATCAGATATAGGAACTAGTACCCCAGACCATAATAGAGCATGTTATATTGAATCTAAGCGCTGCGGAGAAACAATATGCCATACATATGCCTTATCAGGATATCATGTTAAAATAGCTAGATTAAGTTTAGCTTATGGTCCATTTACTAAAAAGGGGGATAGCAGAGTACTAAGTAATATTATTGATAAAGGTTTAAATAAAGATACTATTACATTAATGGATGATGGTTCTTCTATTAGAACATATTGCTATATAACAGATATAATTGAAATGTTCTGGAATATATTATTATTTGGAAAACATACAACATATAACGTTGCTGGTTTTTCAAAAGTATCAATCAAAGAATTAGCCATATTTGTAGGAGATAAACTAAATAAAGAAGTTAAAACACCAGAGGTAACAGAAAGTTTGGCTGGTAGCCCTAAAGTCGTTAACATTAGTATAGATAGATATATTCAAGAGTTTAATAAAACCTTATTTGTAGATATAAGTGAAGGTTTAAATAGGACCATAGGTTGGCATAAACATATAAATAATTAATTATGATCAAATTAGTAAGTGATACAATTAATAAACAAGATATAGCATCATTAATAGAGTGGTTATCACAAGATGAAATACCTCAATTAACTAAAGGTAAACTAACCATTCAATTAGAAGAAAAATGGGCAAATAAGTTAGGAACTAAATATTCTGTATTTGTTAACTCAGGATCATCAGCTATACTATTAACTTTAGCTGCTTTAAAATGGACTAGTAGATTAAAAAACTTTAAAGTAGTAGTTCCTTCTCTTAGTTGGGCTACTGATTTATCTTCTCCTGTGTTATTAGGGTTAGAACCAATTTTATGTGATTGTAATTTAGAAGATCTATCTTGTGATTTAAATAAGCTAGAACAAATATTTGAAAAAGAAAAACCAGGTGCTCTTATATTAGTGTCAGTTTTAGGATTAGTACCTAATATGGATGCTGTAGTTGAGTTATGTAAAAAACATAATGTTATTCTTTTAGAGGATGTTTGTGAAAGTATGGGTTCAAAATATAAAGGTAAGTATTTAGGTACTTTTGGATTAGCATCATTCTTCTCAATGTATTTTGGCCATCATTTGAGTACAATTGAAGGTGGATTTATTAATACAGATGATGAAGATTTATATTATGCCTTATTAATGATGCGTAGTCATGGATGGGCTCGTGATTTGCCTGCTCATAAGCAACTTGAATATAACAACAAATATAATGTAGATAATTTTAAAGCATTATATAATTTCTATACATTTGGGTTTAATTTACGATCTACTGATTTACAAGCATTTATCGGATTAAGAGCAATTGATAAACTAGACAGATTTGCTGAAAATAGGAATAATAATTTTAAATATTATATGGCAAATCTTAAAAACAATGAATTAAATCTTCGCAATAATGAAGGTGATTTTATATCTAATTTTGCCATACCAGTTATAAGTAAAGATAAAAAAACCATAGTTAAAAACTTAATAGATAACCAAATCGAATGTAGACCTCTTATTGCAGGCGATTTATCTCAAAAACCATTTTGGTATGATTATTTTGGGGAGGTGTATATGGAAAATTGTAGTAAAGTAGATGAATTTGGGTTTTATATTCCTAATCATCAAGATTTAACAAAAGAACAAATTGATCAAATAATTAAAATAGTAAATAATGAGTAAAAAAGCACTTATTACAGGTATAAATGGACAAGATGGTTCTTACTTATCTGAGTTTCTATTAAATAAAGAATATGAGGTAGTAGGAATACTAAAACGCAACTCAGTAGCAGAAAATCAAACATTTAGATTAGATCCTGTATTTGGTAAAGTTAGCTTAGAATACGCTGATTTAACTGATATGGCATCTTTAGTTAGAGTTATAAGTAAATATCGTCCTGATGAAATTTATCATCTAGGAGCTCAATCTCATGTAGCAATATCATTTGATCAACCAGTATACACAGCACAAGCAACAGGTATTGGAACATTAAATATAATTGAAGCTGCTAGATTAATTAAACCAAGTGCTAAAATATATCAAGCATCTTCATCTGAAATGTTTGGAAATAATATTGATGCTGATGGATACCAAAGAGAAACAACACCAATGAACCCAGTATCTCCTTACGGATGTGCTAAGGTATTTGGATATAATATAAGTAGAAATTATAGACATTCATATAATATGTTTATTTCAAATGGTATTTTATTCAATCATGAATCTCCAAGACGTGGTACTAACTTTGTTACTAATAAAGTAGTAAAAGAAGCAGTTAAAATTAAACTAGGATTATCTAATGAATTAAAATTAGGTAATCTAGATGCATCTAGAGATTGGGGTCATGCTAAAGACTATGTTGAGGCAATGTGGTTAATACTACAACAAGATAACCCAGATGACTTTGTGTGTGCTACAGGTATTTCTCATACTGTAAGAGAATTATGTGATTATGTATTTTCATCTTTAGATTTGGATTATACAAAATATGTAACAAAAGATAAAAGATACTTACGCCCTGAAGAATTAAATAATTTAAAAGGTGATTCTACTAAATTGAGACAAGTAACAGGTTGGGAACCAACTTATACATTTGAAACAATGTTAGATGAAATGATTCAATATTGGATTAGTTATTATAATAAATAAAATGGAAAAAACAGCTATATTATTAGGATGTAGAAACGATGGTTACAAAGAAGATGAGCGTGTTATAGTTTGTTTAACATCAATGGTAGAAACATTTGACGAAGTGTGGTTCTGTGATTGGAATTCACCCGCTGAAAATGGTCCTCTATTATGGAAATTAAAAGATAAAATCCCACAAGTAGGAAAAATTAGGCATTTTGTTATTGATGAACAAACAGCTAAAATTTTAACAAACTATAATCCTAATGTAAGCCCATTTAATGGTGTTATATCTCAAAATATAATGCTTAGAAGATGTACAGCTGATTGGGTTGTATGTTCTACAATGGATATTGTTGCTCCTAAAAAACAACATTTAGATGATTTTATTTCTAAAGCAAATAAAAACACATTTTACACTGTTTCAAGACGTGATATAGAGTATGGTGATTTAGAAAATATAGGATTTGATAACTGGAGACAATTTAGAAATAAATTAGATGTTGAAAGCCAACCCCGCTACTACCCAGCAAAGGTAACACCAAATGATAATTATAGTTTGATTAATTGTTGTGGTGATTTTCAACTAGCCCATAAAAATGTATGGGATAAAATTAAAGGATATGAAGAAGAAATGATATATGCCTGTTTTAATGACACAAATATTCAGAAAAAAGCAGTATTAAATGGATATGGATTAGAAGCTATTTATGATTTACCATTATACCATTTATCTCATAGAGGTATGGGCAATGATGGTTCATCTCCTTCAAAACAAATATATAATAATGCTTGGGATTGGGTAGAGTGGTTCACTGAATCTCAAAACAATAATGATTGGGGTTTAGGTGAAACTGAAATTGAATTTGAAGTATTTTAAAATATTTATAAGAAATCCAGTTTATGCCTCGTCAACGTCGCTCCAAATTAGACCCATTAAGTCGAATCATGACTCTCGGTGATATAGAAACTGAGATAGTAAATGATATTATTCATAGTATATATGAGATAAATGAAGAGGATATTAAAAAACAAACAGCAGAACCAATAAAACTAATAATCAACTCAGCTGGTGGGGAAATATACAGTGGATTAGCTTTAATTGATGTAATTGGCACTTCGTTTACTCCAATCCATACAATATGTCATGGCTCAGCCATGTCTATGGGTTTAATAGTGTTTGTAGCTGGTCATCAAAGAATGGCGAGCCCCAATGCTACATTTATGTATCATGAAGCTATGTATGGTCTTGAGGGGAAAACAATGTATCATAAACAAGAAATGAAAGAAGCAAATCGTGTTGATAAGATATGTGATGATTATTTATTATCTAAAACAAAGTTAACACAAAAATTACTAGATAATGTTAAAAAAACACAAGCAGAATGGTATTTCGATGCGAAAACTGCGTTGAAACATGGTGTGGTAAGTGAAATTCTGTAATATTTATATCTAAACGCATACAATGGCTGAATTTAAACCAAAACTTAAAGTAGACGTAAACCATAACCCAACTAAAAAGGGTATTAAGGTACAGTTTGTATTACCATCTGCAATTGAAGGTGATGCTAAGGCAGCCGCTACTCAAAAATTACAGGAAAAACTAAACCAAGGATTATCTCAGTATAAATTAACAGTTAGCCAGGACACAGATGTACCTTATGCTAACGTAATTGGATTCTTAATTCCAATTGCTGATGTTAAAATGTTTATCAAAAACGCTATTAGCGGAGGAGAACCAGCACCACCACCAGCTGAAGAACCACAAATTTAAGATAATGAGACGTAAAGTGCCTGTATTTCGAGTAAGCGCAAGACCAGGTACCTCATATAATAAACTTACAGAGATACCTGAGTTAAGAGATATTATTATAGAGGAAACAGTATTAGCAATTAAGGAGGGGATTAGAAAAAAGAAAAAATCTACTCCAATATTTGAAATTGCTGGGTCTGATTGCTATGTAGAATTAGAAAAAACTAATTGGAAACCATCTCTTGAAAGTGCTCTTGAATATTATATCGAAAGAGAAGAATATGATAAGTGTGCTGAATGTAAAAATTTAATAAATCAGTTATGAATGATGAACATACAGAAGGTATAAAACAATCAATTGAAGACATTATTGGATCAGATACTGTTTTAAAACGTAAGAAAAAAACAGAGGAAGATATTCAGCGTGAATCGTTTGAAAAAATTATCCTATTAATGGATGAAATTCAAACTAGAGGAGTATTATTACATGCTGAATTAGGATTAGATTATTCCAACTATGATGAAAAATTCTATGAAATAATCGATAGATTATTTGCTATGCATTTTGGAAGAGAAGCAGCTGAAGTTATATTCTTCTATATCTATGAAAGACAAAATCCAGACGGCTCAGTTAATGAGTTAATAGATCAAAATAATGAAATTATATTATTACAATCTCCAACTGATTTGTGGTATTTAGTTAACCACATTAAAAATAAAACTAAAAAGATAAAACAAAAGTAGTTATGCCTTTAGCTAAACCTATTACTAGGGAAGACGTTTTGCGTGCTATGCGATTTACAAAATCGAATCGTGCTGCTGCTAAGTATTTAGGTTGCTCATATCAACATTATAAGCCGTTTGCTAAGTTATTTAAGGTAGATGAAAGTGATTATAATTCACCTTCATTATTTGATGTTCATAAAAATCAAAGTGGTAAAGGTATTCCTAAATTTCTACCTGATAGGAAAAAATCACCTAATGTAAAGCAAATTGTAGAAACAGGTACTGGTTGGGAATCATTTACACCTGAAAAAATTAAATCAAGGTTAATAGCTGAAAATTACCTAAAAGAAGAATGTTATGCTTGTGGGTTCTGTGAACGTAGAGTTACTGACTATAAAATACCACTATTATTAAATTTTAAAGATGGAAACAAATTTAACTATCTTCTTTCTAACCTTGAGTTACTGTGTTACAACCATTACTTTCTATTGGTTGCTGACCCACTTACCCCAGATCAAGTACGTCATATTGAAGATAATACAGAAGTTAAAGCAGTGGCTCACGATTGGGATCTAGATGAAGCTCATTTAGAGAACATGAAAGCATTAGGACTGTTGGATTAGTCAAAATAAGGTTGTATATTTAGGTTATAAATAAAAATTATGTTAAACAGACCAGAATTAGCACAGCAATTTGCTGAGTTTGACCTACCAACAGAAGTAAAACAAGCCTATAAAGCAGGTATGCCTTTAGTAGGTTCAGTTAATTTTACTAAAATGATGATGTTTGCAAACCAAGTTCAATTAACAAATGATGATATGGATTACTTTGCAAGCTTACCTCCACAAAGAATGGAAGGTGAAACTTATGAGGAAATGAAAACGAGAACTCGATTCACTCAAAAGCTTCATAAATATAGAGCTTACTTATACGATTATTCAGTGTATGAAAGCAAATAATACATTAAAATTAACATTACCACTAATAACCAGCAATGCTGATATGAATATTGGTATTTATAAAACAAATAATATGGCACAATTCTTTCAAGTTAAAGTACAGTTTACTGTAGAAGACAGTAAAGGTAAAGTAAAAAAACAAAATGTACTATATCTAGTAGATGCTCAGTCAGTAACTGAGGCTGAAGCTAGAACAGTACAATTCCTAACCGCTCAAGGCGAACAGGAATTTGAAGTAAAAGCAGCTTCGGAATCTCCCATTGCACAAGTAGTTACTGCAGAGTAACTGCTGATCGGGATGTAGTACAGTCCGGTAGTATGCTTGGTTTGGGACCAAGAGGTCGTTGGTTCGAATCCAGCCATCCCGACATGCTCGGTTCGTCTAACGGTTAGGACACCACCCTTTCACGGTGGTGATACGAGTTCGATTCTCGTACCGAGTACCTGAAGACGGTGCTAATAAGCATTGACGCCACCGAGGTTAATTGGGATTTAGGCAAGTGCCTATATCGGTTAGAAAAGCCAGTTATAAAAAGCAGTTGTCCACGCACCCATCTACTGCTTTCCCTCACCTGACCCTTAGCTCAGTAGGTTAGAGCAAGCTTCAGTACTTCGCGAATCCAAAACGCAAGGAAAAAAGCCGTGCCACTGGTTCGATTCCAGTAGGGTCAGCAAATATGGAGATTTGGCAGAGTGGCTGAATGCGGCGGTCTTGAAAACCGTTATACGTGAATAGCGTATCTGGGGTTCGAATCCCTGAGTCTCCGCATGGGAATTTATATATTAGTGTTTTTATTTCAGATTATGTTTAATGTCTTCAAAACAATGGAGATAAAATATACTTATGAAAACAAAGTAAACGAATTAATGCTAAATTCAATTTGGATTAATTTAGTGTCTTTAGGTTCAGTTTACTTTGCTATTGATAATTTATTTAAAGGAAATTGGTCTGTAATTATAGTTTATATAATGGGAAGTGTAGCTGGAAAGTGGGTAGCAATGAAACATTTTGAAAACTATAGACAAAAAATATATGAAATGTTTTCTAAAAAAAAGAGGACAAGCAAAATGAAGGTTGTACATTCACGTAAATAAAATGTTATGGAAGTATTTGGCTGTTATTATTTATTAACTCTTTTATATTGCATGATAATGCAAGCAAGAAGATGGAAACAAGATGCTATGGCTGGTGGATTAGGAATTTCCCCAGGATTAGATACTTTATCTTTACTAATCATGTGTTGGGCTTTAGCACCCGTTGATATATTTTTGAAATGGGTTGAGGTATATAAAGAAGCAGAAGAGGCAAGACGTCGTGGAGCTAAAAAAAGATTGTAAGGTGGTGAAATAACCTAGGTTATGGTAGACACTCCCACTCGTCTCGTGGGCGCGGAGCTCGAAATAGGTAAGTAATATGGATTGACCACGTAGCGCGCTATGTTGTTATTTACTAAATCGCCGCATGTTGGTTCGAATCCAACCCTTACAACACACCTGAGTGTTGAAACAGGTAGACAAGAGAGACTTAAAATCTCTTGAGCAGTAATGCTCGTGCCGGTTCGACTCCGGCCTCAGGTACATAGTTACTGTTCTTTGACATATAAGGAGAAACAAATTATGGAAACACTATCATTCATTTTAGGGATAGCGTTTGTGGTGGTTATTGTTACGGCAATAGTTGCTGTTTACGCATTCGTTAAGGTAAATAAAGTAAACAAAATAGTTGAACAAAATGAACAAACACTAAGTCAAGAAATAGAGCTTGTTCATAGAACAATATCTGATAATCAAGATAAAGTCTACAGAGATATGCAAGATCGTTATCAAACCCTTATTGCTATTGTAGATTCACGTTGTGATAAATTAGAAAACAAATTATATAACAAAAAATAAAAAATAAGTTGAAGAACAGTAACTAATATTTATTTATATGGCATGTCATTGCTTACATTTAAAAGATTCAAAAGAGTTCTTCGCGTTGCTTAAACAACGCGATCCTGAACTTATATTGAAAATGGTCAAATGTGTACTTAGTGCTGCCAAAAGAGGTAAAGATAAAATAGACATATTTGAAATTACCTTTAAAAATATGGATGAACTAACATTTGGTATTGATCAGTCTCAATATAAAGAAATGTTAGGTAATTGTATGGATGATTTAATTGCTATGGAAGAATATGAATTGTGTGCTGAGGTTAAAAAAATATTAGAGAAAAAAACTCGTAAAACGAGAAAGCCAAAAGCTGAAGTTCTTTAAAATATGGGGGAGTCCAGGTATTGCTCCGTAATGTGAAGGTACCACTACATGCAGGCGTTTGGATATGTCGCCTTTAAACAAATTTTCAAACAATAAATGACGAAATGTCAACAATGACCTTCGACGACTTAATGGCGTTCGTAGGTGCCGATTACGCTGTAGCAGCCTAATCCGCGAGGGGCAGCTGATAGCCTTGCAACAGAACAGCACTTTAGTTTTCCTAGTTATGTCAAAACTAGGTGGTGGAGCCGACGTTAACCAAAATCAACGTCCCCAATTACTGATCAGCTTGCAGATCTAAGCATGTGATACGCTGGTGTTATTGTTCCTTATGGATACACGGGTTCGATTCCCGTCTCCTCCACAAATTAAGCCTCTAATAAAGGCTTATATCCAACATATATGAAAAATCTACTTATTATTGCTTTATTGACGATTACGTCTTTAGGAGCAAACGCACAACCACCAATGCAACGTCCATTACCTAATCAATTTAGGGATTTCGTTGATCATCAACAAATGTGGGGGCGCCCACAAATTGAACATAAAGATGGTAAAGTAATCATCACTATGTCTGAGCAACAATTCAGAGCAAGACAATTAAGATTACAACGTACTATTCTAAAACGTAATGAACGTTCATGTCCTTGTCAAAGAAGGCAAGAACCTATGAGAAAATATTATAAAAGATAACGTTTTCGTATCTTTTCATATATTTATATATACAAAACGTGGCCGAATAAGCGGTTGAGAGCTGCTAAGGCACTGGCAAAATAGCTGAAAAGCTGTTGAGTTGGGTTTCACAGACGGATGAGTTTAAACCACCACCATCAAGGGTAGAATGCGCAACCCGAAGGTGCTCTGGATACGCTGAAGAACATTAATCATGATCTCCGCAGGCGTTGTTGGTAATCAAACCAACCTGTCGTTAACACTTAGACTGATCATCTTTGTGGACAGTGGGTGAAAAGGGGTCCGTCCAGGGATTGTGGGTAATCATTACTCCCATCATTTTTTTAAGGGTGGTTCGTTCGCGAACCGCCCTTTTTTTATATTTATAATTGATTAACCTAATTAAGTATGAAACTGTTTCTAACGGCTATACTGATATCACTATATAGCTTTTTATCTGCACAACCAACTACAGTGTATGTTGGTAAAGTGACTAATAAAGTGCAGATGGGTCCTCTAACTGGTAATAAAAATCTTGCATTTGGAGTTAAAAACGTAGCTGAAGAGGTTATTTTAGATAAAGGACATGATCTAAATAATGACAGTTCAGCTTTTAGATTAGATCTTGAAATTATATATTTTGATATACAACAAACAGCTACTGGTGTAAGTGTATTCCATAAAACAGAAAACGAAACAATAATTCGTATTAAAGGTATTCTATACACAAACGAAAAGAAACCTAAAGAATATATTGCAACAGGTAAAAGTTCCGAAATATCTACCTCAACTATGATAATCGATGAAGGTGGTGGTTTTAACCAAGCATCAGCCCGTTCTGCTCTTAAAAAAACCATTATTAACGTAATCGAAAAACTACTATGAAAAAACTATTATTAGCATTCTTGCTTTTAATTAGTTATGTAACCACATTCGCCCAAACACCTCAAATTGGACACTTCCAGACTCTTGCTACTGTTAGAAGGGGTGATACATTAGATGTAGCTTGGTATTATAGACCAGGTTCAACTGATGTTCGTACATTCCAGGTTGACTGGCAGTATAAGAAAACATTATTAACTTATTTATCTACTACAGTTGATGCTGCTGTAAATGGAATGACTCCAGCAGTAAGCTATAAGACTTGGGATAACTACAAGTATAATAACTATACAAATGGTACTTACAACTATACTTCAAACACTGATTGGACTGTAGGTCGTAACTACTTAGTATTATCAAGTGGATCAACTATTGGCTCTAACGGCTATATTATCCATAACAAGTATAAGATTAATGCTGTAGCTCCAAACTACGTATCAGATACAATTACTGTAAACTGGGCTCGTATGTTTGATGTTAACGGTGCTACAATCGGTGATAACGTAGCTCAACTTACAAACCAAAAACTAGCTATTAAGTTATTAGGTAACTTAACTTTATCAGGTAAAGTATGGTTAGGACCACAAATGACTTTAAAACCAGTTATTTGGTGTTATCAAGCAAATAATAATGCCTTTATCGATTCAGTAACTGTAAACACAGATGGTACTTATACCTTAGATAATATTGATGAAAATACAAGGTATAAATTAGAGGTTAGATTCCCATCTCCATTAGCTACTATTAGAGACAATGCTGTAACAATAGCGGATGCTGTTAAAACATATGATGAATACACTATTACAGATGTTAACCAAGTATTTAGTAGAAACTACTTAAGAAATGGATTAGCATATTTAATTGCTGATGTTAATAAAACAGGTGCTTTAGATGGTGGTGATGCCTATTCAATTTACGCTTCAGTATCAGGTTTAAAACCAATTGATACAACTAAATTAATCAATGTATTTGCTAAAAACACGTTCGATTCATTAGCATTAGGTGTTAACCAATGGAATGATTGGTCTGGATATATCAATGGTGTAACTCATATCTTTGATAGTGTAGGTACAGTTAACTTAACAGGTGTAGATATTAAATATTTCATCCTAGGTGATGTTGACAGAACACATTCATCTCCAGTATATAATGCAAACGGTGATTTAGTAGCTAGAGCAAATTATATTGGTAACTTAGATATTAGCATTCCAAATGTAACTGCCCCTACTGGTCAAGCAATGTATGCTAACTTTAATATCAATACTAATGGTTTAAAGAATGATGGTTTACAGTTTGAAATGAGATACGATCCAACTAAAGTTAAATTTGAGGAAATCATTTCAAATATTAAAGGACCATGGTTACAATATCTAACACATGATGAGCCAAATGGTATTATTCGCTTTGGTGGAATGAATAACCAAATATTAGGATCATTAGTTGGTAATGCTACTCCATTTAGATTAAAATTCTCTCCAATTGGTAACAATGAAATAATGACTAACGTATATGTTAGAAGTTTAATGGATGCTGCTGATAGAAATGGAGATCATTTTAATATTAATTTACAATCTGATTATGTAGTATTAGCTACAAGACAAGCAGTAATACCAACACCTGAAGGTGAAATTACAGCTACAATTCGTCCAAATCCAACAAGTGGATTATTTGAATTAGTAGTAGTATTCCCTAAAGAAAATATGACTTCATTAGCCACAGTATATGATATTCAGGGTCGTAAAATTAAAGATATAGGTAAAGTACAAAGTGATGCTTATATAACAACAGTAGTTAGACAAGTTGATTTAACATCAGCTGCTAATGGACGTTACTTATTAGTATTAGATAATGAGAACCAAAAACGCTTAGCAAAACAATTCGTTAAAATATAAAAATTAAATTTATGTCAGAAGAACTAGAACAATCAAACGACGGAACTTGGTCGGGTTTAAAGAAAACTATTATTGGTGTTGCAACAACAGCAGTAATGGGTTTAGGTACTTGGGGTATTACTAAAGTTACAGGTGGTGATGATGAACCAGCTCCTGCTGCTGCTCCTGCTCCTGTAATTAACATTACTACAAATAACACTCAGCAACAATCTGCAGGTGGAACTAAAGTAATTGAGCGTGTAGTTGAAAAACCAGCTACTAAACCAGCTGAACCAGCTCCAAAGAAAAAAGAATTTACTGAAGAACCAAAATGGTAATAAAATGAGTCAACAGCCAACAGGTTTTAAAGACCTATTAAATAGTAT